TGGAAGTGACTGTAACGAAACTACTAACATAAGCTTAGCTAGTTTGTGTACTGGGAGTACATATAATAGTATAACAAATACATTTGGAGCAGATGGTGGACCTTTAGATACAGTAGATAAGGTTGGAGGAACTAATAATCCTTTACAAGCTACCCAAGTAATAGCAGCAGAAATAGTGTTAGATAATATAGGAACCGCTCCATTTAATGTAAGTCATACTATCGGTGGAGAATTTACATAGGATAAATAATGAAAGTAAGTGAATACAGAGAACAAATGGCTGAAAGAGTAGCTGTAATAGAAGCTCAAGTAATTGATATTTATCACGATATAAAAGAGATTAAAGAATTAGTTAAAGAGCAAAATGGTAGAGTACGTACTAATGAACAAAACATTGCACGTATTACTGCTGTTGGTATTGTTATAGCTATGGTATTAGGCTTATTATAGGAGAAAACGATGGAAGTAGATAAAGGAACTAAATTTACTCTCAGTATAGAAACAGCTATTAGTGTAGGAGTTTCTATATTTATGGTAGTAGGTCTTTGGTATAATTTACAAGCAGATATAGAAGAAGCTAAAGAATTACCAGAACCTCCTGTAAGTAGAACAGAGTATGATTTAAAAGACCAAATGATACGTAATAGTATTATGAATACAGAAGATAAAGTAGAGGCACTTGAAGATAAGGTAGATGATATTAAAGAAGACACTAGAAGTATCAACGAGACTTTACTAAACATGAATAACAACTAGGATGGATTATGCAAAAATTGATAAGTATGTGGTTATTGGGACTTGGGTTGTTTACCTCGTCGTTATACTCGCAATCAGTATCTTTGGATAGTTTTCAGCAGATACAAGCATTAAATATACAGAAATGTGCAGTAGTGCAGGTAAATGCATCTTGGAACTATCAAAACAGAGTTAATATAGAACAACTAAACAAGTTATGTTATATAGCTGAAATAGATATTGAAAATAAAACAGTTGGTGCTGTAATAGTGAAAGAATGGAACATAGATATTGTTCCTACTATTATTGTACTTAAAGAAGGTGTAGAAGTAAAAAGATTTGAACCTGGTATTTCTATGAGTTTTGATGAAAAAACTATTATAGAAAGTATTAGGAAAGAAGTTAAATAGGTAGTATATTACACATCATGCGTAAAGTATTCGGAAATAATGCTGTTAGAAAAAGCAACGGGAAGAAGAAAACACGTCAAGGAATGTCTAATAATACCAAATATGGAACTAAAACTAGTAGTAAATACTACAAAAAGAAAAGTAGAGGACAAGGGTAATGGCTAGAAAGAAAGATTCAAGACTAACTAGAGCTGGTGTATCAGGATATAATAAACCTAAACGTACACCTAGTCATCCTAAAAAATCGCACGTAGTGGTCGCTAAAGTTGGAGACAAGGTAAAGACTATACGTTTTGGTCAACAAGGCGTTAGTGGTGCTGGTAAAGCTCCTAAAACAGCAGCTGGTAAAGCACGTAGAAGAAGTTTTAAAGCAAGACACGCTAAGAATATAGCTAAAGGCAAAATGTCTGCAGCATATTGGGCAAATAAAGTTAAATGGTAAAAGGAGGGCATTATGCCACAAGGTAAAGGAACATACGGTAGTCAAGTTGGTAGACCATCAAAGAAAAAGAATAGTACTGACAATTATGAACAAACACAAAAAGGTACAGGACAGAATAGTACAGACAATATGAATGATGGACCTATTGATAGACAAATGAATAGGTCTACATCTTTACCACGAATATCAACGGATGTTAGGGACATGTTAATACAAAAAAGAAAGCCTGTAACTTCTGAAGTGTTAAGAAAACAACGAGAAGAAAGAAGACAAAAAAGAAAAACTGCTATATTAAAAAGTCAGTCTATAAAAAAAATAAAAAAGCAAAGTAAAAAATAATGCCAAAAAAAGCTAAATCAAAAGTAAACCAAGCTGGTAATTACACGAAACCATCAATGCGTAAACGATTGTTTCAAGTAATTAAAGCTGGTAGTAAGGGCGGAAGGCCTGGACAATGGTCTGCTCGTAAAGCACAAATGCTTGCTAAACGATATAAAGCAGCAGGTGGAGGCTATAAATGATGGCATTAGCTAAGTCACAACAAAGTTTAAAAAAGTGGACTAAGCAAAAGTGGAGAACAAAGTCTGGTAAAAAGTCATCAGAAACTGGTGAACGTTATTTACCTGACGCTGCTATTAAAGCACTTAGTGATAAAGAATATGCAGCTACTACACGTAAAAAAAGAAAAGATACTAAAAAAGGAAAGCAACATTCTAAGCAACCTAAGAAGGTAGCCAAGAAAACAAAAGCTTACAGATAATAAAATAAGGAGACCAGTAAAATGGCAAAAGAAAAAAAAGTAGACCTAAGACAAGAAGCACAAACAAAGATGGAATCTTTGGTTGAACAACATAATGCACTTGTACAGGAATTACAAGGAGCTAACGAAAGATTAGCTGAAGTTAAACAAATGATTGTAGAGCACCAAGGATATATGAAAGGCCTTGAAGCTTGTGAAAAAGATTGTGAGGTAAAATAATGGGACCGATTTTAGGAAAGTTACTTGCAAAACTAGGTACTGAAAAAGTATTGAAAGCTATCGTATTACATTTAGGAGAACACTTAGTATCTAAGTCTTCAAATAAATTAGACGACAAGTTGTTTGCAGAAATTAAAAAAGCACTTAAATAATAGGAGGTTTCATTGAAACTTAAAAAACGTGGTATCGTAATACCTGACCAGCATTATCCACTAGAGGATAGAGCTGCAGTAGAATGTGTTAAGAAAGCAATACTCAAAGTTAAACCTAAGGTGTTTGTAAACTTAGGAGATGTTGGAGAATGGGAATCTTGTTCTGCTTGGAAGTACAAAGATAAAAAACTACCACCTTTAGAGTTTCAACTACCTTTAGTAGATGAAGAAATAAGGTTAGTGAATGAAGGATTAGATGAATGGGATGAAGTACTTAAGAAAGTTAAATGTAAAGAAAAGTATCTCCTCCAAGGTAATCACGACCTCTGGTTGGATAATTTCGCTAACAAGTATCCCTATCTTAGTGATTATGCATTTTTTAAAGCGTGCAGAATTAAAGAAAGAGGATACCAATACACAGAGTACAACTTACCAATCCAAGTAGGTAAGTTAGTATTCTTTCATGGTGCGTATGCGACTACGTATCATGCTAAGAAGCATTTAGAGTCGTATGGTGAAAATGTTATGTATGGACATACCCACGACATACAACGACATACTATGACAAAGTTTGATGGCAACATTGGTGCTTGGTCTATGGGATGTTTAAAAGATATGTCACATGAGAATAACAAGTGGTTAAAGGGTAGACTACATAACTGGGGTCACGCATTTGCTATTGTTGACTGGTTTGACAATGGTGAATTTAAAGTAGAAGTAGTAGAGATAACTGATGGTAAAACAACCTTATGGGGTGAGTTAATTGACGGTAACAAGTAAATCTATCGGGGGAAAGTCTAAAGGAGTTTCTACTAATAGTACTAGAAGATTGTATAACAAAAAAAAGAAGAAGACAAATGCCAAAAAAAAGTATAAACGTAAATAATTTTAGTGGTGGGCTAGATAATAATACAAATCCTAGAGATTTATCAGATAATCAATTTAAAATTTTAAATGGTTTGGATAATGAAATACCAGGTAAGTTAAGATTGTTTGGTGGTATTTATGCCTATGACGGATTTAATCCGTCAGGTGACAATTTTAGTCAAAGTCAATCTACTTTTTATAAAGGTAATGGGTTAACATATTTATCTTTTGATAGAGATGTTGATAGTGCTAGCAAACCAAGTATTTCTCAAAATGAATTATTGTTAGTAAATGACGCAGCTAATGAAAATGTTTATGCCTACAATTTAATAGACGGAAGCACTTCGTCTGCTTTAATTGATTATGGAAGTGACGATTCTCGAATAAATACATTTGTAGTAGACGGTGAAGTAAGATTGTCTTCAGAAACAACTAAAACAAATAATACTCCAAAATGGTTTGGTTATATAGAAAAAACTTACAATATGGGAAATAACAGTGCTACTACAGCTGGAGGTACAAACGATATAGGACATTTATATGAAAATTATTATGCATCTGATTTATATATAGCACCATTAAAAAGTTCTATTAGTAGCGGTAGCTATGATTATGACCCTAAAAATTATTTTGATAAATCTTTTAATTTGGGAGTATCTGAAATAGTTTTAAATCATACTTTAACTAGCGATGATAGTCCTACTACTCTTTCTTTAGATGATACTACTAGTAATGGATATATTACTGACGATAACCTAGATACTGCTGCAAATTTAAATACAACTTTAGATACAAGTATGGCTTTATCTGGGGGTCACGGTACATTTGCATTATATGTTTTTTTTAATAAATTAACAACAGGAGATGACCTTGGAGTAGGTTCTACCAATTCTAATATACGTGTATATACTAGTGACCAGAAAGTATTTTATGGTTTATTTGCTTCTAATGTTTATGGAAATCAAGAATCATATCCTGTATATATTGGAGATGTATTACAGCCTTCTATAAGCGGTAATAATCAATCATATACAAGGCCTTTAAATATAGCTTTAGCTGGTAGAATACCAACAAATCCTAGACAAACTGGTATTAAAATATATTGGGCATTGATTAATAAAGATGATTTTGGTTTATCTGTAGAGTCTGTAGAGCAAAAATATTTATTTATGGATATAGATTTTTCAAAAGGATTACGTTTTGGTGGTAATGATAAATACGAATCTATGCCTATTTTTACATCTACAAATAAATATTATATATATCCATTAAGTGGATTTGGTACTTATGGCGAAAATCATATGTATACAAAACAATTATTATCTTTATCTCAAAATGAGCCATATTTAAATTTAAATCAATCTGCTGTAGGTAGACAAGGCACAGGGTTTAAAACGTCGTCTATAGCTAATAGAAGAGCTTATATAGGCAATGTATCTTACTATGAAGGTACTGATAAGGTAATTAAATCAGATACGGTGTTAAAATCAGATGTAAACAAGTTTGATACATTTAGAGATAATAATTTTATAGATGTAGAAGTAAATGATGGAGATGAAATAACAGCATTAGAATCTATTAATAACCAATTATTACAATTTAAAAGAAATACATTATATATTATAAACATATCAAGAGATATAGAGTTTTTAGAAGGTGAATATAAATTTAGAGGATGTGAAAAAGATTATCATGTAGTAAACGGAGAAGGATTTATAGCTTGGTTTAACAAAATTTCTGTGTATTTATATGATGGACAACGAGTTATAGATATTAATTTAGATGAAACAGGACAACCAAGATTAGCTAATTGGCAATCAGCTTATTATCACGATGATGCTACTATAGCATACGACCCTAATAAAAAATGTTTATTTATATTTAATAGTAATGCTGAGGAACTATTGCAGTTTGATATTAAATCTCAGTCATGGAGTTACAGTAGTTATATATCTATGGATAGTATGTCTAACGTTGTTAATGATACAAATGGAAATTTATTATTTTTAAGCAAACCAACAAGCGGCAATGTTGAATTAAAAGAATGGAGTGCTCCATCAGAATCTTTGACACCTACTGGAGATGATGTAATTTTACAAACTAAAGATTTTGATTTTGGTAATCCAGATACAAAGAAAAATATAAAAACTATATATGTAAATTATAAACAACCAAATACAAGTAAAATAAAAGTGTTTGGAGTTCCTGACGTTGATGGACAAGCTGTAGAAATAGATTTTTTACCACATACTGGTACAGATGGATTTACTACAGCAAAATTACCTGTTCTTGGTACAACTTTTCAAGGTATTAAATCTTTTGCATTGCAATTACAAAACTATCAACCAAATGGTCAAAATAGAACCATAAATTCAGGGTTTGAAATTAACGATATTCAAATTGTATATAGAGAGTTGGTAAAGCGATGATTAAAAATTCTAACGCCAAACATCCTAAAACAATACGAAAACAAGTAGAAATGGTTAAAAAGTTTCGTGAAGCCCAACAACAATACAGTACTCCTGCAAAAGAGCAAAACTTTGTACCTAATAATGCAGAAGGAAGTATTGGAGATACAGTTATTGTAAATCAGCAAGGTAGTAAAAGTTTATATATTAAATCATTTAATGGATGGTTTCGTACAGAGCTTTCGCAAAACATTGGAACAACAAGTGCAGGAAGAACAACTACTGCAGCAACATCTGATACAGAAGCAGGCCTTCCTAACGGAGATTTAACTGCTACAAGAACAGGTAATCAGTTTATAACATTGACATGGACTTACGGTTCTAATGCTCATTCTCATCAGTTGTACAGGTCTAGTTCTGCTGGAAGTTCTTTTATTGAACCAGGTACACTTATTCAAAATGGTACATCTTCTGGTTCTTTTCAAGACAATCTTACAAGCTTAGCGGTAGGAACTTGGTATTATAAAATTATATTTTACAATATAGACAGTGCTTCTTTTATTATACAAGACAAGTTTGCAACAACGATAGGTGCTTATCAGTTAAGAGATTTACAACATTTAACAGAACAAACAGGACCAAGTACTAGTGTTTCTTATCCTTACACAAATACACAGCTATTAGAATGTGCTGAGTTTGACGATACTAATTCAGCAAATAATGCTACAGCAACTGGTTACTATACAGATGATATTAATTTTGCTGTTAACTCTAAAATATATGACAATGCACAAGGTTTAGCAGTAGATTTTTATGGAACTGGTGGAGATTTTAACGGTAACCAAGATGGTTCAGGTGGAGGTACATTACCAGATAGTTATGTAAATGGTTGGTTTGGACAAGATAACCCAATATCGTCTGATAACGATGTAATTATAAATGTAGATGACGATGGGGATGTTATAGCCAAATATTCAGCGGTACCAAATTTACCATCAATTACTTTGTCAGCAACAACGAGTTCTGCTTTGACAGTAAATTTAAGTGGTGAAACATATGTAACAAGACATTGGAAAGTACAAATAGACACAGTAAATACTTTTAATTCTAGTAATTTGCAAACAGCATATGTGACACCTAGTGTTAAAGGTACTACTGCATCTGGAAATGCTACTGGTAGTAATACTTTTAGTAGTGGAATTACAGCTGGTACTACATACTATGTAAGAGCAAGAGCACAAAATGGTACTAATACAGGAAGTCCTTTGCATACAAGTAGTTATAGTGCTACAAGTAATGTTACTACAGCTGCAGCAGGAACAGCTTGGTCTAATGTACCAGTAGATTTTACTTTAGAAGCTTTTGAATATTATGGAGTTGCATACTCACCTGGTAAAACTATTACGTTAACAAATGGTAGTGGCAATACCACAATACAGTGTAGTCAATCAGGTTTAATCGGTGCATTGCTGGTAGCGGCAAGCACATCGTCTACACCTAGTACAAGTGATACGTATACTACATCTGTAATTATAGCTAATGCTAGCACGTATTATTTAAGATTTAAGTATACAAGAGTAAAAGACATTGATGATAACAATACACAAACAATAACATTTACGAACAACAGCGTGTCTAATACTGATTTAGATATAACATGTATAGGTTCAGATATAGCACCATAAGGAGGAATAATGGCAAGTAGAGCAG